GTGTATGAGAGCGCGCGCATGCGGTTCCACGACGCCTACAACCCGGCGGAAGAAGAGGCCGCCGCGCCGGCCGCGCCCGTGGGCCGCGACGTGGAAATGCCCACGGCGGAGGAATTGGGGTGGGGGAAAAACTTATGATACCAAAAGCGATAATCCTGCTCTCTGGCGGCCTCGATAGTGTCTGCCTCCTATACGACCTCAAGCAACAGGGTCATAGCGTCCACTGCCTATTGGTCAACTACCAGCAACGGCACGTCCAAGAACTGACCTTTGCAAAAGACCACTGCCACCGCCTCGGCGTGCTTTACACAACTATTGATCTGCCGCCGCTCGGCGGGCTGACGGACGACACGCACTGGGTCGTGCCCAACCGGAACGCAATTTTGCTCAGTCTGGCCGTGAATCTGGCAGTGCAAGCTGGGGCGAGCAGCGTCACGATAGGCTGCAACAGTGACGATGCCAGCGGCTTCGTGGACTGCCGTAGAGAGTTTCTGGACGCAATGAACGTCGTCGTGCGTGCCGCCGGCTACGAGGTTGAAATTTGCGCACCTTATTTGGACAAGTCGAAGGCGTGGATCGGGGCGCGGGCTCGCGAGTTGGGCGTGCCGACCGATCAAATCTGGACGTGTTACCGAGGCGGGGCAAAACCGTGTGGCGTGTGCCCGGCGTGCCGCAAGTTACAAGCCGCGCTGGCATGAGAATGTTAGCCGGACAAAGCAACCCGACCTGGCATTACGCTGCCGGGCGCTGGCCCAACAAGGTTGGGCTGCTGCTTGGTCCGTCATACTTCAAGAAGCAAGCGCTTCGCCCGTGGCTGCCTTATGCGCTCGACAATGACGCTTTCACCTGCTGGCAACAGCAGAAGGAGTGGAGTGAGCCGGCATGGTTGGAAATGCTGCAATGGGCAAGGATGACTGGCTACAAGCCAATGTGGGTCATTGTGCCGGATGTCGTGGCCAACCGTCAGGCGACCCTAGAACGGTGGAAGCGATACGCGCCCATCGTGGATGAAATTGGGTGGCCTAAAGCGTTTGCGGTCCAGGACGGGATGACCCCGAGCGATGTTCCCGAGGCCGCCAGCGTGGTCTTTCTGGGGGGCACAGACCAATTCAAGTGGCGAACCGTAAAGATCTGGGCGAGCAACTTTCCCCGCGTGCATGTTGGGCGCGTCAACAACATTGAAAAGGTGTGGCTATGCGAAGACTTGGGCGTGGAATCTGTGGATGGCACCGGGTGGTTCAAAGACCCATCCCGGGAGGACAAACTGCCGGCGCTAATGGATTGGTTTGACAATATCCGAAGTGCCAAAACCGAGTTTGCATTTTGTCAATGAGCACCCTCCCCGACCTCAAGTGGACGCCGCACCCGCTGTTTCCCGTGCCCACGGCGGCGGAGCTGCGCGCCACGCTCGCGGAGCCGGATGGCGCGGAACGCATCGCCCATGCCTATGCCCGGCGCGAGAACGCCATCCTGGACGCCAAGGCGGACCCGTTCCGGCACGAGCCCGACCCGCCGCATTGGGCGGATGCCGACCGATTGCTAGCTGTGATTGACGAACACGGTCGTGTGCTGTTTCTCATGCTGCTGGGTGGAAACCGTTCAATGAAATCCCGCTACGCCGGCCGGCGCATGATGGAGTCCGCCGTTCACAATCCGGGCTGCAAGCTGCTGTGCATTGCGGAGAACTTCGAGAGCAGCATCGAGACGCAGCAGCAAATCCTTTGGCACTACCTGCCCAACGAGTTCAAGGCGCTCAACGGCAAGCAGAGCAAGAAATACTACATCAAGTATTCGTCGCACCACGGGTTCAGCGACCAGCTCCTCGCGTTGCCCAACGGCAGCAAGTTTATGTTCAAGACCTACCAGCAAGACCCGGGCGACCTCGAAGGCCAGATGTTCGGCGTGCCGGGCAAGACCGTCGTGGCCGTGTGGCCGGACGAGAATCTGCGCGTCAACTGGTGGCTCATGCTGCAACGGCGGTTGCGGTTCCAGCAGGCCCAGCTCATCTGGAGCTTCACGCCCATCAACGGCATGACCGCCACCATCAAGGAAGCCGTGGGCGATGCGCCGGTCACGCTTGAGAGCCGGTTCGCCGAGCTGTTGCCCGACCGCGTGAATGTCCCCGGCCTGCCCGTGGGGCACATGCCCTACATCCAAATCCCTGCCACGACGCGCGGGCGCGTGATTTACTTCTGGTCCGAGTTCAACCGCTTTGGCGATGGGCAGCGCACGTTCTACGAGGCCGTGAGGGACGACTGCCGGGGCAAGAACGGCAAGCCGCGCTCGCCGGAATACATTCAACGCATTGCCTACGGCTACACCCGCGACACCGTGGGCCGGCCGTTTCCCAAGTTCGGCGAGTGGAACGTGGTCGCGCCCGAGCACCTGCCCAAGACCGGGACGGACTATCAGTTTGTGGACCCGGCCGGGGCGCGGAACTTTGCCAGCCTGTGGGTGCGCGTGACGCCGGACGAACGTTACTACGTCATGGCCGATTGGCCGGACGCAGCGACCTATGGCGAGTGGGCCATCCCGAATCTCGACGGCTCGGGCGATGCCGTGGGCAAGCTCTACAAGGCCGGCCCTGCGCAGAACTCGCTGGGCCTCGGCACGGCGCAGCTCAAGCGCGTGTGGCGCGCGGTGGAGCGCGAGCTGGGGCTGGACGTGGCGGCGCGGTTCATTGACCCGCGGGCCGGGCGCAACCCGCACGCGCAGGAGCATGGCGGCACCTGCCTGGTTGACCAGTTCGCGCTGGCGGACGAGGGCGAGGACGGCGAGCCGATGGAGTTCATCACGGCCAGCGGCACGGACCAGGAGACGCGCATCGCGCAGGTGAACCGGCTGCTGCACTGGGACGACGGCCGGCCGCTGGACATGGTGGCGAACTGCCCGGCGCTTTACGTGAGCGCGGCGGCGCAGCAGGTGATCGGGACGTTCACCCACTGGCCCGGCCCCGTGGGCGGCGAGAAGCACGCTTGGAAGGACTTTGCGGATCTGCTGGGCTACCTGGTCATGGCGGACTTGCAGTATTTGGACCCGAAGAGGGAAGTGAGTTATGTGTGAACCAACAATGAAAGGACAGTTATGAGTCAAAACAAGCTAAGTGCAAATGACATCCTAAGGACCATCGCCGACGTTCAGGCTGGGCGCAGTCATCACGCCCTGTTTGCGTCGGTGGAAGAGATCCAGCGTGGACAAGTAAGAGTGTTGTGTCGGGATGGCTGCTTTAGTCTTGGGCTGCATGACCTTCAAACGGCCGTGGTGGATGAACCGGCGGCGGTGCTTGGGGCGCTGTCGTATGTGGTCAATGAGTTGGTGGAAACCAACATCAGGATCGAGCGGTTGGTCAGACAGACGGATTCCGACCGCAGCCATTTGACAGAACAGAATGATGGGCTGCGCAGCAAACTGGAAGAGTTTCGCAAGTGGCAGTGTGCTGTGACCGAGAAGATTTCCGATTTGGAAACTGGCCTGGCAGCGGACGCGAAGAGTCAGTATAAGCTGATGAAACTGAGAATCACGGAGGTGTTTCAAGACGCGCGCATTTGCCGCTCACTGGAACCTTATCAAATCACTACCCTTGGTGACTTGCTTAAATGCAGTTCTGTTGACCTGCTTAAAGTGCGAAACCTGGGCAAGAAATCCGTGGTCAAAATTCAAGAGCGACTCAAAAGCATGGGACTCAGCTTGCGGGCTGACTAGCTAAACCACCGAACCGAAAGGCAAAGCATGAACTGGACAAAGACACTGCCGACTAGGCCGGGGGCGTATTGGTGGAGGAGAAACGCAGACAGGCCGGCAACTCTCTGCGAAACTAAAATTGACCCAGCCGGCATACTTGACGTGTGGGGTGAGTGGGGTGTGATTAGCGTTGCATTACGTGGCGGCGAATGGTGCGGCCCGCTCGTGCCGGTGGAGGAAGTGGAGAATGGCAAACTCGACGCCATGCGCGAGGGGATGCGTAGGGCGGCAAAGATGATAGCGCCAGCATTTGAGAGCGGCGCAGTGTTTCCCGAAAACAAAATCCTTTCCGCCGCCGAATCGCTAACCGAGAAAGACCTGCTTTCTCACCTTGACTTCCGCCGGCCAACGTGAACGCGATTGTGAACGCGACCGGCAAAATCTTGACCACCATCAAGATGGAGCTGGAGTATGCCAAGTCGGTGGGCAAGCAGGCGAACATGCAGTTCATCCAACTTGAAGATGTGAAAGTCGAGAAGACCAGCCCGCCGCCGGCCAAGAAGTAACCCCAAGCGGGAGGTGAGTTATGTGTGAGCGCGAAGGGTTGAAAGGTGAGAGGTGAAGGTTGAAAGAGAAAGGCGAAGCGATGAATCGGAGAAGTCTGAGAGAATGGCTGGGCTTGTGTGCCCATGTATGGGAGCAGATTAGTGTGTCCGAAATCTCCCGCAGTGACGGAACGGTAGTAGGTAAATTCTATGTGCTCCGGTGCAAGAAATGCGGCGACGTGGTTTCCCGTAAATTAAAGCTATGAGCGACACCCCAAGAACCGATGCGGCTTCCCCGCTTTCGCACTGCTGCCTGCGACTGCTCAAAGTGGAGAGCGAATGCGGCGTCACAAGTTTCTATCGGTGCTCGAAGTGCGGCCTTGCGGCGGACCCGATTAGCCCGGCTGGGGTGCTGAATCGCCTGATGGCCATGCGGGTGGAGCTGGGGGCGCTTTACGCCGCGTTTCCCCGTGAGCCTTGGGCCGAGGAGGTGTTTGATGCCGAGAACTGCTTGGACGCCGCGACGCATTGGTTTCGGCGAACGCCCCTTGACAAATCCCCGCCGGCGTGAATCGTTGCGGGAGTGTCCGGTGTCCGAACCGCTGGGCACGTTTTGGCTGGGCTGCTTTCTCACAGCCCAATGACAACTCAAATTTCCGAGCAGAACGAAGACGTGCTGCTCCAGACGACGCGCACGCCGGACATTGACCGGCTCGTGACGGAATTCCAACAGGCCGGCGGCTACCTTGGCCGCCAGTGGCGCGCCGACTACGCCGACAAGGCCCGGTTCACCCGCTGGTCCGGCCAGCATCCCTCCGGCCGCAAGAAGCGCGAGCTGCTCGGTGATGCCTGCCTGCCGTGGGACAACGCCGCCGACACCCGCCAGCCGCTCGTGGACGGCATCATCCGCGATCTCTCCGCCGTGCTGACCACGGCCGGCGCGCGCGCGCAGGTGAAGGCCATTCCCGCCAGCGCCGCCAACGAGGCCAAGGCGCAGCAGGTGGCCAAGCTGGTGAACCACTTCCGCCAGCAGCGGCGCCGCGAGCTGGGGCGCGAGCGCGAGCTGTTCGCCAACTACCTCCTGAGCTACGGCGTGGCCGTGTGGCAGGTGGGTTGGGAACGCCGCGTGAGCTACCAGCGCACCAACATCACGCTCCAGCAGATTGCCGATGAGTTTCCCGAAGGGCCGGCCTTGGTCTCGCTCGTGCTGGATCCGACGCAGGAAGACGCCGCCACGGACGCCGCGCAGGCGTTGCTCAAGACCCTCAGCCGCGGGCAGGCCCGGCGCATCGTGCGGTCGCTGCGCACGTCGGCCAAGGCGGAGGTGCCCACGCCTTACGTGACCTACCACGGCCCCGAGTGGACGGCGCGCAAAGTGAACGAGGACGTGTTCTTCCCCCCGGCCACCACGGACCTGCAACGCGCCCGGTGCGTGTTTGTGCGCGACTTCCTCACCGAGACCGAGATCCGCGAGAACGTGCTGACGGACGGCTGGGATGCCGATTGGGCGGAGGCGGCCATTGCCACGCGCGGCAAGGTGGTGACGTGGGATGACACGTTGACCAACCTGATCCACGAAGGCGACACCTACGTGAACGCCGCTCAGGCCAACACCAAGGATGATCTGGTGGAGGTGCTGTGGGCGTATGTCCGCACCGTGGATGCCGATGACGTGCCGGAAGTGTGCTGCACGATCTTCTGCCCCAACGCCACCAAGGACAACGCGGGCAAGGGCATCTACGCCAAGCACGGCCCCTGCGGCTATGACCATGGCAAATACCCGTTTGTCGAAGGCCAGCAGGAGCGCGTGAGCCGGCGGCTGATTGACTCGCGCGGCGTGCCCGAGGTCTCGGCCACCTGGCAGGACGAGATCAAGACCCAGTGCGACATGCTCGAAGACCGGGCGACGCTGGAGGTCAACCCCACGCTGCTCGTGCCGCCGGCCAAGTTTGGGCAGAAGTATCGCATCGGCCCGGGCATCAAGGTGGAGAAGCAGATCAGCGGCAACCGCGGGCTGGAGTATCTCGAACCGCCGGGCGGCAATCCGCAGCTTGCGTTCAATGTCATCGCCATGGTGCTGCGCCGGGCGGCGGAGTATTGGGGCCTGCCGCATCCCGAAGTGTTGCCGGCCAAGTGGCAGGCGCGCTTGCAGCAGGCGGTGGAGAACTTCCTCGCGGCCGAGGAGGAGGTCTGCACGCAGACCTTGCAGCTCGCGCAGCAGTATCTCACGAACGAGGAGCTGGCGCGCATCGGCGGCGGCCTGGCGGGCTTTCCCACCACGGCGCAGGACATCGCGGGCGAGTATGACTTTCAGCTCGTGTTTGACGCGCGCGACCTCGACATGGAATACACCTTCAAGAAGCTCGACGCCATCAGCAAGCTGGTGGTGCCGCTGGATCGCGGGGGCACGATTGACTACACCAAGCTGGTGGCGCTCGGCCTGGCCGGCGTGGATGCGACCATCGCGCAGAGCGTGCTGCAAGACCAGCAGGGCGCGGCCGGCAAGGTGTTCGAGCAGGTCAACCGCGACGTGGCGTTCATGGCCCTCGGCAACGAGCCGCAATACCCGGAGAACGACCCGACCGCGGCGATGAAGCGGCAGTTCTTGCAGGTGATCGTGCAGAACAACCCGAAGTATCAGCAGGCGTTGGGCGGCGATGAGCGGTTCCGCGAGCTGATGGAGAACTACAACAAGAGCCTGGAGCAGTCGGAGATGCAGCTCGGTCAGAATCGCATTACTGGACGGACGGGCGTGAAGCCGGTGGGGGCGTGAGGGGTGAAGGTGGGAAAGTGGGATGGTGAGAAAGTGAGAAAGGCAAAGGCATGAGTGACTTGAGCGAGGAGCAGCGGAAGATTGAGCGCGAGGACCTGGTGCGGGCGGTGCAGGCGTTGCCGCCGGACAGCCTCGTGCTGCGGGCGGTGCAAGCCATCACGGGCGATCTGGTGGAGGAAGTGACGCAGGACATTGAAGACCCCGAGGTGGTGGGCGAGGTGGCGCACAAGCTGGCGGGCCGGCTGGGCGGCGTGCGGGCCGTGCGCGCCCGGTTGGAGCAGTGGCGCACTACCAAGCTGGAGGAGGCCAAACCATGACCCTCGACGAGTTCAACAAGCTGCCGCTCATCGTGTCCCGCCGGCACATCATGGCCGTGACTGGCTGGGCCAACAACACGTTCTACAAGCACGTCCGCGTGGGCAAGCTCAAGCCCGTGGCCAGCACGGACGGCGGCCATGCGCGGTTCCGGCGCGAGGATCTTCGCCCGCTGGTGCAGCCCGCGTAGTCACCTTGATTTAATCAAACCTGCTCAAACCTACTCAAACCGCCACCCATGCCCTTGGCATCCGGTGGCGGTTTTGCTTTGTGGTCACTGTCAGCTTGATGCGGTGCGCTGGGCGGGTGCCGAAGCATCGCAGTGCGGAACGGTGGACGACCCACCTCAAACGGTCGGTGACACAATGCCTAACCAAACTGTGCCGGGTAACGCGACTCCGGCGGCAACGCAAGGCGCGGATGCAGCAACGACGGAATCGGCCAGCAGCCTGGCAGCCCTGATGGGCTTCAAGGAACTGGCCACGGAACCCAGCGCGGGGGCTGCCGATGCAGCCAACGAGCACAACTCACAACCCGAGGCTGGCCCGGTTGACTCCGATCTTTCACAACTCGAAACGGCTTCCGACGGCGCCCAAGCCGAGGCCAGTCCCGCAACGGACGAAGCCCCGGCCGAAGCCAGTGCGGAAGAGACAGCGCAAGGCGATGGCGAGAAGACGGACGACGAACTGGTCGAAGGGCTTCCCCGCCGCGCCCGCAAACGGATTGACACGCTGACGGCGCGCAACAAGGCGCTTGAAGCGGAGCTGGCCACGCTGAAGGCGAAGCAGCCCGAAGCCAAGGCCGACGCGCAGGTGAGCGAGAGCGCCCCGGTGGTCATTGACAACCGGCTGGAGCAGATCACCGACCTGCGCGAGCTGGAGACGGTCGAGGCCAAAAGCCGCGACACCCTCCGGTCCGCCGAGCGGGCGTTGGAGACGGTGGATGACCTGCGGGACCAGCTGGATCTGGACCCGGAGCTGGTGGTCAAGCAGCTCAAGGCCGCGAAGTATGAGCCGCCCGAAGACCGCGAGGGACTGGTGAAGTTCCTTGGGGAAATCAAGCGGAACATCCGGGCCGAGCGGGCCAAGGCCGCCGACAGCTTGGATGCCGTCCCCCGGCGCCGCGCCCACTTGCAGCAGGAAGCGCAGGTCGTGGACCAGGCTTCCGCAGATTACCCCTGGCTAAAGACCAAGGAAGGCGAGGATTACCAGCTCTTTGAGCAGGTCATCCACCGTCTCCAACGCCCGCTCGGCGGACCGGAGGGTGTCGCGGCTTTTGGCCTCGACCGTCTCCAGCT